ATTGCTTGTGGATTACACAACTTTAGAATCAGTCACAAAATGAGTCATATAACAAATTAATCTATATAATGTCTAATGAATGTAGCATAACCTTAAAACTAATTCTTGCTCACCTTATAAACGAGGTGAGCAAACCTTATTCAATTCGTTTGAGTGAAATAAAAAATTTTAGTTCACTTGATTTACAACGAATTGCATTTTAAATAAAAGACTAAACAAATATTCATCATGGAAAGAAATACAACACCCGCTAAGAAGAAATACGACCTTAGCGCAATAGACGAATTATTCAAAGACTGCATATCTCCCGAAGAATTACGGGAAGAGATTATTGAACTGGCTTTTGATTATGTGCAATACGTAGATGACGGGAATACAGATTTTGTCAAATCGAACATGAGCACCATATATGTATTGTGCTGTGCCCTACAAAAAGTAAAAGAATTAGAGACACCAAGCTAATACCCTCACCAAAACAGCAAGCGGTATAACCCAATGGAGAACCCGTTCAAAGCGTTCTAAACGTTCCATTGGATAACCTGGAAAAGGCGGCAATAGTCCATGTAAAGGACATTGTCCGCCAATTCAAGCAGTTCATCTATGTAATCCCTTTTTCGCATCACGTTCAAGTTTTCTACGTTGTTGGCGGTTTATACCATTTGCCGCGGCAAGGCTGTTCAGCGTCTCTTTCTGTTCGGGAGAAAGCATGTTATATACTTCTTCCCGTGATTTGCCTGATAAAATGGCTTGTACTATTTTCCACATAAGCTACGTCTGCAATGTTCACACAAAAATTTCTTCGCTACCGGGAACATCTTCTGTCCCACATATCCGCTAAGGTACTGCGCCTCTTCCCCGTATGGGTCGATGCCGAACGCCCGTGAGATATGCCGACATAGATGCCCTTTTTCATGGTCGAAAGAGTTTTGAAACTCTGCCGGGGAAGAAGTAAGGGCTATAACCATTACGGTTTGCCTGTTTCGGATATTGGAGTAAGTGATACCCGTATTCAGATTGCAGGAGCGCATGTTCTTATAGGCATTCACCAAATCCAGCCCCCTGCATCCAACCCGCCGAAGGTCGGCGATGATACGGTCGGTATAATAGCAGTCCACCGCATAATATACACGCACTTCCCAATCATAATCCGGTATGTAAAATTCCTGTATTATCATAGGCTACATCATCTGTTCCCACATGATAGGATTGCCGGAGCCTATGCAGTCGGCATAGAACCGTGTGAAAGGCATTCCATTGTAAGCGTCCACATCATCTATGTAATCCTTAATGAACAATGCGAGATGGGCTTCGTCAGTGATAGAACTTTTGTAGTAATCCGACTTCGCCATGTTTGCCACGTAAACGCTGTCGTACCCTGCATCCTTCTCCAGGTTTATACTGTACTTTTTAAGAAGTTCCTCTACCTGCTCTTTGCTGATTGGTTCAAGTTTTTCCTCCTTGCCCGTAGATTTGTTTTCCATCTTCATGCGGGAAACAGCCCATAGGCACATCTTCTTGCTGAAATGCCATCCGTACTGGCTGAGATAGTCAGCCATTGCAGGCGGTATTCTGTCGTATGTATCTAATCTTTGTTTCATATTTTCCTGATTTTAAGTGATTGGCAAAAGAGGGGAATAATCCCCTCTCCATTACATAAACTCTCCGTTGGCGCGTCTGCGTCTGCGTTCGCCCATATCATCACCGTAAGGCTGTGAATCGCGGCGTTCGTTGTAAACCGGATATTCCGGGAAGTAACCCGGCATACGACGTTCTCCCATATCCGAGCCGCCGCTATAGCTTCCACCGCGTGAACCACCGCTGTTACGATAGCCCATTTCACCGCCCTGCATCTCACGCATGGCTTTCTCGTAACCATGACGACAACCCTCTCTATAGGCTTCTTCCATAGGATTACCGCCTCTCATACCGAAGTCACGGTCATATTCTCCGCGCCCTTCTTCCAATATTTCCCACATTCCCATATTATTTCTTTGTTTTAGATGTTTCAGCAACTCCGAGTTGTTCCATAAGCCGTTTGTTCAATTCCATAAGGTCGGACATGTTCTTGCTCATTTCCGCCATTTGCCCTTTCAGAGAGGATATTTCCTGCTCCTGACGTTGTTTCTCTGCAAATTCGGGGTTCAAGAGCGTCAGCATCTTGTCACATCCCGCAATGACGGAATTGTGGAAGTCCATGCTGTTGATAATGTCTATGCTTTTCTGTTTCATAGAAGCGACCTCGTTATTCATCGCATCACGAGAGCATGACACTACGATATTGCCGTTCTGTCCGAAGTCGGCTATATCCATGCCAGCAGGTAGATTTTGGAAAGTAGTGTTCTGCCCGTTGATACAGACAACGACATCCACAACCATTTCCATTTGGGGCAACTGTCCCATAGGGGATGCCATAGGATATTTCGGCTTGGGAGCGGAAACGCTGACTACCGGACCGTATTCGATAAACGGATTAGCATCCTTATGAAGTATATACAACTGGTTATTGGTACGAAGTGATTGAAACATATTGGTTTGATTTTAAAGGGGTGTGGCTATTTCCATTTTGGAAACAACCACAAAGCCCCATGTTAACTACTTGCTCTTTTGAGCGGTTGCTTCTGCTGTCGGAGTCGGTGTCGATGCGGTTGTCGGACGATACCCACCGTTAACAAGGAACAGTTCGTTGGTGTACTTGTTATAGTGGATTTCGTAGATACCCGTTCCGGCAAGGTTGCCGACAGTCACCGGCTCATTGTTGTAAGCCAGCAACGGTCTTGTATCCCCATTAGTCCCTATCAGTATCGGGAGTGTAGCAGTCGTACCGGCAGGTATCGCCTGGCGGAGACTGACATAGAAACCGCCTACATAGCTTCTGTTACGGAACGCATGGTTAGGCAGCTCCAAAGTCACGTTCTCCGTGCCGACCGTTACGGCTACCGTAGGAAGGGTATTGAAATTAGCCCTTCCAATAGTAGGGAACAAGAAAGGAAATCCTGTAAAAAAGTTAGGCCACATAATTACCCCCTTTCTTACCGGAATTAACCCCAGTAGTTGTTACAACCACAACCGCTACGTCCATACATTGCATCACCGGCGTAAGCACCGAAAGCCGCAGCACGAGCTATCTCAGGGTTAAATGCTTGCAATTGCGGGTATGGCACTGCTACCGTAGGTGGCATCTTGCATTTTATTCCATCGACATCGGACTGCAATGCCTGCAAGCCTGCTGCCAAAGGAGCAATCTGTTGTCCTACTGAATTCAGGATAGTAGCATTCTGGTTACGTTGGGAGATTTCAGCAGTCAAAGTGGCTTTTTCTGCTGTAAGAGCCGCAATCTTGTCCTGCAATGCCTGGTTCTGCATGGCGTCCAGCTTTGCAAGGATAGCATTGGTATTGGCGGTCGCACCGTCACGCAATGAAAGGGCATTCTGATTGGCTGTGTTGACAAGCGCGTTGGTCTGATTGCACATCGCAAGCTGGTTCTCATAGCCCATTGTGGTAATGGCGTTCTGAGTCTTGCAGCAACAATCTGCAATCTGAGTAAGAACAGCCTGATTTCCGGACTGGAATGCGTTGATGATTTGCTGGCTTGACATGCCCACCTGATTGCCCACATTGGCGATAAGTCCCTGGATGTTGCACAGGGCGCTCTGTAACTGTTGGGTAGAGCAGTTCAAAGAAGAAGCAAGCTGGTTGATGGCATTGCCATTGCCCTGAATGGCTGACATCAGGTATTCACGACCGACATCACCGTTAAGCTCGGCAGGCAGACCGCCACCATTGCCAAAGCGGTTGCCGAAGCCGTTGCCGCCCCAACAGAACCACAAAAGGATAATCCAGATGAACCACCACGAGCCGCCCCATTGGTCTTGGCTGCCACGTCCCTGGTTCAGTAAAGCGAGAAGGCCGGGGTCTACACCCTTGCTTCCCATCAAGTTGGGCAACATAGCCATGATGTCGAATTTGCTTCCGCCACCATTTCCGTTGTTCCCGTCTTGGTTGAAGACATACGTTCTTTCCATAGAGATTTATATTTTGTATTACGGTCAAAATCAACCGCATCACAAAAGTATAAATACGCAATCTGCCATGAAATCAGTTGTTTCCCAACGCTTTCCTAATGTTTTCCCAATATATTCTCAACATTTTCCCGCCTTCCATACGTTCCTGGAAATTGGAAATCATGTAGTTTATCGCACGTTTGGTCTTGTGGATTTTAGGAGCTATCTGCGAAGGATACATTCCCCTTTCGACAAGCAACTGTACAAGCAGATAGCGGGCGTCTACGGTTTCCGTATCCTTATCCGAAGATAGTATTCGGCTGGCGGGTATTTCGGTCTCCTGCGCCACGAGATTGATTGTTTCGGCAAAGATTTCTGACTTACACATAGTTTTTCTGAATTTTATATTTATCTTTGCCCTGCCACATAAAATATTTGATTATTATATACGAACAAAGCATAAGATACCGTGTTGAAGATATTAAAGCCTCCAACGTGCGGTGTCTTATGCTTTTTTCAAATTTTTATGTGGCAATAATTATTTGAACGTTGGGGGCTTTCTTTATACTCTAAGCCCCCGAAAGAGTGTCAGCTACAAGCCAACTTCTACATCGTTAATTTCTTTCTTACCATACTCGATACATATATAATTTTCTCATAAATGTGTATTTTCTATATATAATTTTTATAAGAATGTGTATTTTGTGGGATTTTGATGAATTATTGTTGCTTAATCCAATTAAGTTTACCTCTATGATATTGCTAAAATTACCACTGCCACAAATCATAGCTCACCCCAGCACCTACATAAAATCCGCCCGGATAACCATACCCAGCCTGTAAACCAAATCCCCAACGCTTATTCTTAGGCTTAATGGTATGGTAGATGTCATTCGTTACCGTCTGATAAACCGTCTTAGGAAAGACTTGCATACTATCCAGTCGCGGGTCTACATACCCGCTCACCACCGCACGATACAAGCTATCTTCATACACAACCTTTCTGCGATGAAGCAAAGTATCGCCTATCCGTACTGTGTCATTCGGCAATATCTGCCAAAAGACCGCTATCGGTGCGGAGATAAGAACCGTGTCAGTCTTGACAACCGTCTGTATCTTCGTCTCGGTACGTATTTCTGCCGGCAAAGGCTCGTGCGGACGAAACCACGCCACCACACAAGCGATTGCCAGCAATACAACTAATAACCAGGGTAGTTTTTTCATAACCTCAACAAATAATGATTTACAACCATACCAGCACATATTGCGGCAACTCCACACAGCAAGTCTATTTTGTTCCACTTGCCGTTATAGTAGTGGCAACGGTCGCTGTTCTCCTTGATAAAGAGCATCAGTAGTGCAGTGCTGCCACCGAATACTATGGCGGTGGATAGATAGACCACCGCACCTAAGATGTTATTTCTCATATCTTATCCCAGTTTTGTTTTAACCAGTTTATTTCTTCTTCGGTGAAGCTGCGGTCGGCGACTATGATGGTGCCGTGACAGCCGATATATTCACCTGATTTCTGTCCCCCTATGAGCAGAACATCACCGTCAGATGAATTCCCGACCGCAATAGGAACTCCGTTGTAAGATTGTTTTGTTTGATAAGTTATACCACTTTTGCTTCTTAAATCGTCAATTTCGGTGCTTTTTGAAAATGAGAAAGTTTCACTATTTAATGAGGCATTGATTTTCTCAAAAACAAATGCGCAATTAGGCCAAATATTGCCTTTAGTAATGAATACTCGATTACCGTTATTTTCAAACCAAGTTCTATCAGCAATAATAGTATAATCAGTTAATATAGGCATATCATAAGCAACTGCATACATCTTGTCATCGTAGCAAAGCTGGTCGGGGTAGTCGGGGATTTGGGTGATGGTGATTTTGGTATCTTCTTTTAAAGATAGAGAAATAGAACAAAGTCTTCCTTCTTGCCCAAGTGAAGAGCCTGGAATTGTATATATTCCATCGTTAGATATATTAAGTTCTTTATAAACACCATCGTTATTATTATATCCCAATCTTAAAAATTTAACTTTATCATTATAGCCTTTAATTTCTACATTGATAGAATTAATTTTAACTCCATATAATGTTAGGTTATTATTTCCATTAGTTGCTATAATATATTCAGGATGAACATCAAAATTTGTTTTACTCCATGTCGTAAAATCAGTTTGATACACTCCCATCCCGCTATTCAGCTTACCCTTACCACCATACAAATAGGCGTGGTTGCCGTTGCCGCTAAAGTCTTTTAGAATAGAAGTGGGTAACTGGGTGATGGTGATATTACATTCACCGATAAAATTAGTTCTTATATTTTCTGTCGTATCAATGTCGTATATACCATTTTCACTAATTGTATATTCTTTATTGTCTCCAAAGAATATACCTTGACCATTTTTTAATCCGTCTATTCTGAGACGCACGCTAAATGTATCATAAGCATAAATTAGCGGATTTGAATTTAAAACATTGGTGATTGTAATAGATTTGCTTGTGACATTAGCAATAACTCCTTTTTTATTAACCGTCCATGTTGTAAAATCTTCCATGTATGCTTCAATAACATCGAAATTCGTCATACCCTGCTTCTTCGGGTCATACCAAGCCTTGATGTGCTTTTTCATACCAGCGGGCCATGAAAGACCGCCACCGCCCGAAGCGGACGGGAAACCGACAGACGGTATACCGATAGTAGGAATACCGATTGTTGGGATGCTGATGTTGGGGATAGTGATTGGGTTCATAGGCTATCCCTCTTTAATCATTTTGGCTTCCAATACTTCGGTAGCACTCTTGATTGTGACGTTTATGCCATTCGCTATCCCCACGATACGGAAAATAGAGTCGGAGGCATCGTTGTTGTCACGCACGTTAGGATACAATGTCACAGGCTTCATGCCCTCGATATTGGCAAATACAGTCACCATTCCGCCCTTGTTCTTTATCTGTATGGTAATGGGATTACCGTCGCTGACAAACGTTGCGTAATACGCTGTTTTGCCTTCTTCTTGTTGAAATGATAAAACTTCTGCTGCCATGATGTTTACTTTTTAGAGTTTCAATACTTGGTTTCTGTTTCCTTCTCTTCGGTGGCTGACGTGTACCCATGAGAAGTTTTTCTCATCAATAACCTGGTCAAAGGGAAGTTTCAATTCTTGTATAAGATTAAACAGTCTTTTGTTCTCTTTCGGGGTGTTCGGCGTACCGACAATATCGGCAGCACACCCGTTCATGTGGTCGCTCGTTTTAGAGCCGCCTACCGCTTTATTCAGAACAGGGCAACGGTATCCGCTTGTCACTGTGATAGGTTTGCCGTAAGCCTCTCTTAACGGGTCGAGGACATTGTCAACCAACGCTTGTGCATTGGGAAGCAGTTCTTGCGGCAATCTGTTATCTATAGCTTTCTTATCAGCCGTTTCGCTTTTAACCAGTTCTGCAATTGTAAAGTATCTCATGTTATTTCTCCTTTCTAAAATATTTGTCATAAACTAAACGAGCCACCCATCCGGCAACAACACCGACACCGAATGATGCAACAGTAGTCAGGTTCACCCAAAACGGTGTGTAGTGCATGTAAAGCATAACTCCTACGATGATAGCGATAACAATCGCTGCGATAATCAGTTTCTTTTTCATTTTGTTACTCCTTATCTTTAGTTATTATTTCACTCATATCTTCTTTCTCGACATCGAGCACTTTCTTTCCGAACAATCCCAACGCTTTCAGCAAGTTAAAATTATATCCCTTTGGCTTCAAGATATTGCTTATGATAGAGCAGAACTCTATGAAGCAGACAAACAAGCATGAATACACATCAATATTCCATTTATTGCCGGAAGCAATGTTTATCATCACCACCATACAAACAAAGGCAAAGTATGTCACCATTTTACCCATAGTACGGCGCACAGCACTTGAAAACCGAAATTCTTCACCCAATAGCAGGCATTTCCTTATCCCGAACATTAAATCGCATACAACGACTGAAAATGTTACTATCAGCCACGGTATCATGTGTTCCAATGACTGTGCAATAAAACTGCTTGCTATTACCGAGAAACCACCCGGTATGCTTTGGGTAATAATGTTATTCTTCATCTTATCGTTATTTGTCAATTATTCCTATCTTTGTGTCTCTTATCAAATAAGCGAACTACTGTCATTCCGTTTTGCTCGTGAGAGTAGGACGGGATTTTCATATCTTGCCGTAGTATCTGAACCATGCACCCCATTTACGTTCTTTCAAGTAATTCGGATTATCCTGGTTGAGTTTGGCTTCCATTTCAAATGCGCTCGCACGGTAAGCGTTTTTATTGACCTCTCCGTCCCCAATCTTGTTGTCTGTAAACAGGTGGTACACGAAGCTTACAAACCATTCTGTCAAATACAAAATGTAGTAGAATAGCGGGATAAGTAACAGCCACCATGCACTGACATGGAATGACAATAATACGGATGGGATAGCCGCTATCTCCATACACTCGAAGAACTGTTTCTGATGTGTCCGTTCATGGCGTATGGTTGTTTCGGACAACTCTTTCAGCTTCGTAAGGATGAAGCCGAAGAGCATGATTGTTGTGTAGCTGCCAAAGAGTATCAGTTTGGCTAATTTGTTGTTGTAGTAGATTGTTTTCATATCAAATAGCATTAAATATTATAATCGCGAAAGCAAACTCGTTTGAACCCATTGCAGAAATCCTTCTTTCAATAATAAATTCTCCGTTATCAGCATAACGATCTGAAAACGAAGTAATCTTAGTTGGGCCAATGTACATTAATCCTAAACCTCTAACCCTCTTATTTCCTCCGTTGTATAGGTTAAATATTTCTTTAGTTCCATCAACAGAATACCACTCTATATGCTGTTTGGGAATATTGGTTTGATTATCTCCTCTATATAATATTATATCTTCATTGTCACTTAAATTGACTATCAATACTTTGATGGTCTCCCCTTTGAATGAGCCGACAAAATCCGGTGTAATGTTAATCTCCTTTAGTAAATTTGCTACTACCTCACCTCCCAAGATTTCAGTATTACCAATAAACAGTCCTGCATTATTAGAACCAACTTTTAAATTGCTATCCATATTGTTATATTTTTATTCAGTTACAGCATACATTGTAGAATTATCTTTAGCGCTAATACTACCATATTCAGATTTAGTACGTTTAACAACTCTTTGAAGATTATCAGATACAAGAATATCTTCAATAAAAAGTCTATCATCACTTTTATCGTCATCAAATAAGTTTAATGCTATTGCTATTCGTTTAGAAACAGGTCCCTGAGAAGTATAATAACTAATATTAAATTCTATTTCATATCTTTCTTCATCAGTATAATAAGCATAAACAGAAGAAAGTTCTATACAATTTCTATAGCTTGAGTAACTATGTATATAATATTTAGTATGGTTATTGCAAATATCTATAATCATATTCTTAATAACATCAGTAGAACCAAATATTTTAACAACATGGTCATAAGCTTCTGTACCCCATATGTTTTTATTGATAGTTAACAAAGAACCATCGGCAACATCAATAACCTTACCATAACCGATATTATCCACATACTTCTTCGTTGCAGGCTGGTAATCGCCCGTAGGGGTGAATGATGAAGTGTTGGTCTTGGTGAGGACGTCGTCCGTAAATGCAAACTCTTTCCAATTAGTCCTAACGCCATGTTGATTACCACCACCTCTTGCAAACCATCTATTAGTTAGATAAGAGCCATAGATTTGATTAGAATGACCATAATTGGCGTTTGCGAAAATCAATGCTCCATTCTCATTAATAGGATAATTATTTTCAGGTGATGTGTAATCAGTAGGGCTTTTCTGCGTAGCAAACCCCGCTCCATTTATATCGTTTAAATTCTCTGATGTAAGATTTAAATGCTCGGGAACTTCCGCCCAATCCCCATTCTTACGACCGTATGCCTTGCCGTCAGTTGGCGCTTCGTCTATGCCGCCCTTACCCTGGCTTACCCATTCACCGTTCACCCATGCGTAGTAATCATAAGGGGCTTCCGTACCTACAGCCATAAACCCGTCAACTGCCGAACCGTCGGGAACAGCGGATTTCAAGGCTTCAAGGGTGGCGTATTCGCCGGAGACACGGAAAGAGCTTCCCGGTTCGCCCTTGCAATAAATATCCGTCTTGTCGAAACTTTCCGTCTCCTTGTTATACACATAGACATAGTGGTCTTTGCCGATGTATGTCGGATTGTTGGCAACCTTTTCGGCATTTAGGGCGGCATTATTTGCGTTCCTGGTCGCTTCCTCTGATTTTTTAATTGCATTGACGACATCCTGATAAGCGGTCTGAATATCTTCCAAGCTAACCTTTACACTGGTCTTGATACCATCTATGATTTTGTAACCAATGGTATATAATCCCTTTAGGCTGTCGGCAAGGGGCAACTCTGATATTTTCTTCTTTATTAACGGCATAATGTTATATCAATAAAAAAGCCTTGAGCACAACGTATGGGTACGTTAGCTCAAAGGCTTGTGTATTCTATGTTACTATTCTTAAAAGTCTATTATCAAAGCCCCGTGCATCTTCACACAGTTTATGCAAACACATTGATAATTTTCTAAATAACATACCCATTTCTCTGTTTTTCACAAAATTAGTTCAGAGAAACAGACTTGCCATTTTTTTACATCGCAGATAACGAACAATTGACAAAAGGTTTGTTATTTGCAGGTTTCTCCTTTAGATACTTCATAGTATTCTACCAACCCTGTAATCTATTGCCTGTCCATATATTGTAAACTTTGTCATAGATGAAAATAGCCAGCCAGCCCCCTGTTATATGAACTTTTGTCGTTCCCGATGTAGGATACCCCAGCGGGCTTATCCGGCCATACACATAGACGTCACCGTTTGAATGGTTTCTTATAAAATAGATTTGCCCGTCCTCTGCGTCGCTCGGAAGATTCATTGTAATGCCTTTGGATATAGCAATTACAATACTATCCATTAACGATAAGGTTTCGCTACTGCCGATTCTTCTTGTTCTTAATCTGAATCCACAAATATCACCCTTAGGTATAAACAAGGCATGATTTCCCGTTTCTACAAAATCATCATAATTCTTTGCCCCATCTACTGATAAATGAAAACACGTATTTATACCTGCCGAATAGGAAGACGTGTTGCGACTTACATTTATTCTTATCGGGGATATGATAGCCCCGCCGGATGAAGCTGGAACGGTATCAGCACCGATAAATGTTGACACATATTGATTTGTGAAACGTATCAGTGAAGATGAAAGCAGCATTTCATCATTACCACTTTCAGCCGTCAAACTTGATGAGATTTTAAATTCTCCTACAGCACCTTCTTTTGCGTTTACTTTACCTGATAAATCCACATCAGTACCTATCATTTTTCCGCTATGAAGTACCCTGAAAGGAGCTTCTCCCCTATTTGTTTCATTGGCTCCAGCCCATATACGTACATCAGAACCGGAATTTCCCTCACCGGACATACCGGCATTGATGCCATCACCATTACCGATACCGACCAAACCTGAAATAAGACCATTCAAAAACCTGATACGTCCGGCTATCTCATTCGTTACCAAATCAAAATAAGTCTTACCGTCAGAAGAAACTATCTTATCCGTAGTTATTCGTCCGGGCAATATCTCCGTAAATCCGTACAAAGTGGCAAAGCTTCTCTCCTCGTTATTCTCACTGTTAAGGATACCGACAAGCAGATGATAATATCCGTCTATCTGTTCCAACGCAATAGCAGTTTCACTCAAAAGGAATATCCCTGATTGGTTATCCTTACTACACTTGGCATATAAATAGAATTTCTTTTCCGGATTGACAAGTGAGGGGGAATTGTATTCCGCCATATCCCAATACTTGTAATCACCGGCTGCATGAGCATTGGATAAGGTCTTAATCCCTAATGTCATGTGCTGGATGATACCTGCCGGAACGTTCAGAACCTTTGTACTCAGATTATAACTAATATCATGGTTGACTACCACCGGGTCGGTCTTGGAGTTCACGAAACGGAACTGGAGGCTTTCATCACCAACGAGCATCTGCATCGTGGCAACCGTTATCGGATTGATTGCACCGGAGAAGTTAAGCAGGCTGTCGGCAAGCATTTCCATCGTTTCCTTTGCATCACGATAGTAACGCTTGGTGAATTGAAGTGCCTTCTTGTGGTTCTCCTCAACCTGCACCTCGTTCGTTTCTATCTTATTAAGTTCACTGGCAACGGATGTACCTACCGGAGTGTTGGACAGTTCTATTTCGGGGCTGTACGGGTTATTTACAAACCGTTTGATACCTACCATACGGATAAGAGAGCCTTCGGGATGGAACTGATTGTCCGTAAAGTTCACGAAACCGCCTAATACGATTTTACCGCCAATCTGTAACCAGCGTTTCTTTGCCCAAATGCCATCCAATGTACCAGTAAAAGTGAACATCTTGTTTTCATGTTCGTAGAGATACTTGACGGCTTCCCGGAACACATCCCATGATGCGCCCGTTCTTGTAGCATTGTCACTGATATAGGCTTCGGGCAACTGGATACCGAACACTGCGTATTTGTCGCCAACTTCCGGCATCCATACGCCACCGTCCGGCATGGTGATACCGTCTATCTCCTGCGGGATTATCTCGAATTTACGCCCTACATGGGTGTACCTCACTTCAAATTCTTTACCGGAAAGCATGCCGGACTGAAAGATAACAGTCATCTTCTCACCCTCGATAAGACAATCCTTAAAATTGAGGTTATCGGGAATATCATTATCGTAAAAATCATAGAAATGCTTCTTCGTATCTACTGTTCTAACCTCACTAACCTTTCCCACGCGTGACGGGTAAATCTCTGTGCAATCCAGGCTATCCTCTTTGGCAGTGGTTAGCTCATGGTCGGCACGCATAACGGCCGTACCGTATTCGTCAGTCTTATAAGTTCGGGAGATAGCAACGTTGAAACCGTCCTCTCCATCGAAGTGCGTACCGTCATAACGAATGGTCTGTGATTTGGGCATCAGCAATTCTTTCGCACCGTATTTAGAATAATCTATGTTTCTATCAGTCGTTTCTACAAGGATAATTTCAGGCGGAATGTCACCGCTTTCCCGTCCTACACCTGTTTTAAAGCCATGCCCTTTACCATAAGAAAGAGTAAGGGGATTATCCTTGTTGTATTCGACTTTCTTTAGGTGTACAGTCTTTGTATGCGCACCCTCTATAACGGTTTCTGTAATCTGATATTCTGTTTCATAAATTTCTGCCAGTTGGCTTAAACCGTCCAAGCAATAGGTATGGTTGTAGTTAATCAGCTTCTCCGTACCATCTATGCAATCACCGATTACCCAGCCCGAAGAACGCCTGTTCAGATTATCGACAATTAGTTTGAGGTGTTCTTTAGGTTTGGCGGTATAAGGGAACTTGATACGGTTGTCTACCGTATTGCGTATCTTCCAAAGTTCCGTATCGGCTTTCGAGGTTTCAAGGATAAGCGTATAGTCGTAGTTCCTTTCTCCGTTCTTCTTGAAATTGCTGTCTTTCTTCAAGGAATAACGCTTGCCGTAGAACTCACACCATGAACCTACAGGGACATTCAGATAGCCCGGATAAGAGAAATACAGTGTAAGTGCATCTTCGCCCATTACAGCTTCATAGGAATAACTATTATCATCCGTCAGAAGCTCGATTGTTTCATTGCCGTTATGTAAAGTAATCATATTCTAATCTCCTAAATCAATAAAATATTTTTCATCTTCGGTTACTATAAGCTCCCCTGCTTCCGAAGCAAGCAAATATTCGGTATTTCCAAGTCGAAAGCTGGTAAATACAAGAGTTAGAGTAAACGCCCACCATATACCATCAATAGGATTAAAGCTGTCAGTTTTGCAGCTTTTGTAATAACATGGATAGTTTTCATTCCATTCGTCAACATAAAACATGCGCTCCGCGTCTTTATACTCGTATCCTTCGGCATCGGTCTTGGTGGATAGCCTAGTGAGGTCATACAAAAGAGCGTCACGGTTCCGCCAAAACGTATCGAAGTCCGGTGCACGCATTAAACATTTAAGGTTCACATCTTTCGTCTGGAACTTCACGTATTCACCGTCGTAGACAGCGCCATCCCGAGACTTGAAGTTCCGCAAGAAGTTCTTCTTCACAACCGGGGTTTTGAATATCTCCGCATTACTGCCTTTGAGAACGAGCACACCATAAGCGGACAAGTCCATATTATCTAGCTCGTAGCCTTTCGGTAGCGGAATGCTATTCACTGGTTCTTGATAAACATAACCATCCGGACGCGGAAAGTCATTAACAAAAGTAAACTTGGAACGTTCGGTGTTACTACACATCTCAAAACTGTTCTGCGAGGATAACCTCAATCTAAATGTACGTCCCAACTGCGGAAAGTTGAAATCATGGTAGCCCATATCAGACAACAGGACTACGAAGTCATTATACCCCCACTCCGAAAAGAAGCCGAATTCAAGCGTGACGTCTTTCGTGTCAAGATGCATTTCCGAAAGGTCGAACTCTTTTCCATCCTCTTCCGGCCAATCGTTGCTGTCCGGGGTTTTAGAGGGTGAAAACGCTACCAATTCACCGTAATTACCCTGCATAGTGGCGACACCCAATTCAGTAAAGATGTTCTTATTGTCTATATAAAGTTGTCCTTTCATCGTTTAAGTGTTAACCCTTTAGTGTTTAATGTGTCAATACCGTTTTTCACGGCATACATATATTGTCTTATATCCACAAGATTAGACGTATAGCTATCAATGTTTGCCAAGTGGTTAAGGGCATCTCTGCTTTGGCTTTCAATTGCTTTAGCCGTCCTTTCTATATCTGTAGTTAATGAGAGTCCGGAAGAAGCATAGTTCAAAAGGCTGTCAATGCCATTAGCCATACGGTTGACATTTTCGTTGATGGAGTATGTATGCCCTTGCATAACAGCCAACCGACCGTTGTTCTCGTCTACCGAATCTTGCGAAGCCGTAGCAATTCCCTTCTGTGAAGCTTCACGGGCGGAATCTGATTGCCAGCCAAAATCTTGCATCAGTTTATCACGTTCCGCAAGCAGGCTATTTGTAAGATTCTGTTGCATATTACGAAGTGCTTGTGCCTCGTCAGAAGTTATCCCATCTTTTCCATACTCAGCCCATGAATCATATAGTCTTTGAATTTGTTCTTTATATTTATTTGCAAGAAGAGACTGAAATATGGCTTTTTGAAGATGTTGCTCGAAATTATCGGCAAAATCCTCGTTGGTACTATCCAAATCAGAAAGTAAATCTGCATAACCACTTTTAAACTCATCAAAACCTATCCCAGTAATAGCCTCTTTTTCTTTTTGTGCAATCTCGGTAAGTTGTTCTCCATAATCTACAATATTCTGCAAATAAGTAACAAAATCCTTGTTGACGGTATCAAGTACAGAAACCAGTTTTTCATCGGAAAGTATCTTTTCTATCTGTTCGGAAGACAAATTCCACAACTGATATTCCGCTGTAATCTTTTGCCCGACTAAACCTGAAATTCGTTGATAGTCCTCTTTGGACAATCTGTCATTTATACGGTATCCCAATGAGTGGGAGCCGACACTTGCCCCGCTGGATGCAAGCTGCTTGATTAGTTGCCTTTGCCTGCTTATCTGAATATTTACAAGCTGTTCGGCTTCTTCTGCCGCTTTTATCGCCTCCGTTCCATAGTCGATGTCAATATAATCCATCTTCTTGGTTATAAGCTCATCCCAAATGGTTATCAATGTCTCATACTGGGCTTTCATGTTTTCATAACCAGAATAGTCAGCACCGAACAACCCTTCAAACGCAGATACAACAGAAGAAATTCCACTGACTGCACTCATTGCACCGCCAACAATATCACCGGACATGATTTGTCCGACACCAATGGCTGTAGTGCCCAATCCCCCTAAAGCATCGGTAATTCCTGTTATAGCGGAATCACTGACACCGAATATGTTGGCGATGTTAGAACCGAACTCACCCAATGCAGGAGTAAAAGACGTTACGGCATTTCCTATATCGGTGATGCCTTGACCGACTTTCTTGGAATCATTGCCACCCTTTCTTATGGCTTCTATCCCTTTCTCCAAGTCAGAGACGAAAGCCTGCCACGGTGATTTACCTTTCAGTTCATCTTTTAGTCCCCTAATTGCATCCGTTACGTCCTTTATGGAGATTTCTCCCTTTTCTATCTTTTCAATGTCCTTATCGGTAAAGCCTATTCCTTCCAAATCAGTAATAGAAATGTCTTTATCAGTACCGGACATGTATTTGATAAGGGTTTCGTATTTGTCTATAATGTCTTGGATGGCGGAAACGGATTTAGTACTCGCATCCTCGAACAAATCAGCCATCGCACGGGTGGTTTTCCCGTACTGTTCGTCCAGTTGTTCTAAATATTGTCTCTTTTCACCCTCTAATGCAGCGGCATTTCCGGCGGTCGTTGCCGTTTCTATAGCATTATTATACTTTTCAATGATAGCCTGCCGTTTTTGCTGGTAATTTCCAAACTTTATGAGGTACTCATTCCATGCGCTTTCCTGCTCTCGCATTAAATCATCCTTTTGCCTGTTACTTACATATCCGATGATAGAATCAAAAGCAGAACTTATATTAGAAGTATCTACTGCGGAAGCGTCAAAGGTTTTTGTTTTATATCCTTTGTTCTGTTTAGCCTTCAATTTCTCCTGCTCATCAAAAACCTTTTTTTGAGCATCTATTTCCGCACGAATAGCATCTTCTTTCTGCCGTTGCAAGTCTTGGATTTCTTTCTTGTTATCTAAATCACGCTGAGCCTTAGCCTTTTGATAGCCATCATTCATGGCGCTAATACGAGCCTGCGTAATCTGAAACTCCAAATCCTCAGCCTGCCGCCTACGCTCCAATGCGTACTTGCTTTCAAGTCCTAATATCTTATCTTGTTGGGATGTTAATGCGTTGATATTTCTATTACCAGCGCCTTTGTCGTCATATATTTTTAATTTATTTTCCGCCTCTCTCTTTTGTTTTACCAAAGAATTATATTGTTTGACAACATCCTCAGGAATACCTTGTGTACTTCCTGCCTTTAACACTTCAAGATAAGTATCCTTGATTTGCTTTAAGGCACTATCAGCATTTCTTACTTGTTGTTGCCAATAGTCATAAGTACCCTCTTTGGGCTGAGGGAAAAGGTTAAGTGTATTTATATGATTTGAAATATCCAGGAAGTTATTTTCATAAGTTTGTAAGTTTGTAAGAATATCATTATATATTCCCTTTTGTTTCTCCAAATCCCGACGTGCATTCTCAACTTTTTTTCGTGCATCTATTTTGGCTGTTGCAGTTCCAAAACCTTCTTTTTCTTGCTTATTAAATTCTTCTTCTTGCTTTCTTAACCGCTCTTCAGCTTTTGCAACTGTTAGTTTTTGGTTAAGACGTTTAATCTCTTCCTTATCTTTTTTTATAGAAATATCAGCCAATTTATCTACATAACTTCTTGCAACAGCGTTTTTATAAATCTCATTACTGAGTGTTCTATAAGCAGATTCAAGATTCCCTAAATTTACTTTTTCTCCTTCAAGAATATTAGAATATTGAGGGAATTTACTTATCCATTCATTAACTGCCGCAGTCCTCTCTCTTTCTGATAAAGAAACATTCTTTAATTTGCTGTACAAAATATCTAGCTCAACTCTTTCGTTAACAGAACTGTTTATGGCTTCTCTGCGTGCTAAAGCCATTTCCTGCTCCGCAGACAGTAAATCAAGCGTAGCCCCTTTAGTACTAATCAATCCACCAAGATAATTGAATATCTCCTTCCCATAGGCAGTGAGTAGAGTTATACCTACAACCAAAGCAGTATTCCATGAAAACACACCGGAAATTATCTGTTTCCAAACGGGAGCAACCTTTTGAACTTCTGTATTGCCTTTCTTTAGCTCTTCGATATATGCTGCATATTCTTTTCTTGCCTTTTGGACTTCATCAAAGAAAATCGGAAGATTGTTACTGATTGCCAAAAAGAACATATTGATACCCATCGTTGCGGCGGGAAGCTCTCTTGCTATCTGCTGGATTGACATACCAAGTCCATTAAATGCAGAAGAATAGTTGCCGACATTTCTTTGAAAACGACCGGATGCTTGTTCAGCCTCGTTTAATTCAGTTTGAATAACTCTAATTTGAGCAAGAAGTTCTTTGCCCGAATTGCCGGAACGCTTTATTCTCCCCATATTATCATAGAGATTAAGCATAAGTGACAACTGCTTACGCAATTGAGTTATACTTCCTTCTTCGGAGTTATTCTGTATGATTTGTTCTTTTTGGGCTTTTATATTTGCCCGAACCGCTTCTTCTTCCCTCTTCCGTACGGCTACTTGTTGTTCTACTTGACGCAATATGTTATATCCTTTGCTGCCCACCTTTTCTGTATCATTGAGAGCCGCAAAGTCAGCCTTCAATTTTTTTATTTCAGCATCAGCTTCTTTTACAGCTTGCGTATTTGCGACAATCCATTTGTTTGTGGATTGTAAGGCCTGAGTTTCTTCATGCACTGCCTTAACGGTATTGTCAGATTTTAAAATCTCCTCATAGGCTTTCTTCATCAATGCGTACTTCTTCATGTACTTATCAAGTTCTTTCGTAGCCTTGTCTAACTGCCTTTCGAGACTCTTCATGGTATTTCCACTATTTGGCTTACCTGCCAAAGCCATCATATCAGCCTTAAGCCCCTTTATTTCTGTACGCAACTTAACAATCTTATCTAATTCAATATCTGCGCTAAATTTTAACCCAGCCATAACCAATTATTTTTTCATGAACACCTTACTTAATTCTTCTGATAGTTTAATTCGTGCACTATCGTCAACATCAAAACCTTTTGCGCTTACGAAACTCGCATAATGCATCCCATCAGCAAATACTACACCGTCTTGGGGATGATTGCCGTAAATCAACATACTTTCCGTCTGCTCTTTCGCTTCTCCATGGGCACCGTCAGCCGGTACATACATATCGACAATCTTCCCATTCCGAAAGACGACAGCTCCCGGAGCATTCCGCAAGTTCCATGTATGATTTTGATATGTTTTTTTATTACTTATATTAGAAGTCTTTTGAGTATCAACAGCGCTATGAGCAGCATTAATCATAGCAGTAGAGACTTCGTTCTCTATTTCTTCTATAAATTCATCTAAACCGGAAGCATCTACTTTTATATTCATAACCGATATTTTCTTGTAAAGGTATCGCCATACCTGCTTTTTGCCTAAAAAATCAAGGACGCAGAACAAACAATTAGAGAAAGGTTTGTTATTTACTAAAAAACATCAAATTAACAAGAAAAAACGCCGCGACCTTGCAAGTACAATAATAAGTACTTATATTTGTAATAAATAATAAAAGCAAGAAGTTTATGAGAACAGCCAACTATTCAGAACTAAGAAACAACCTTAAACACTATCTCGATGGTGTGATAAATGACAGTGAGCCGTTGCTGGTGCACCGTGCCGGCAATGAAAGCGTTGTTGTCATATCTTTAGATGAATACAACTCCATTAAAGAAACTGAATATATAATGAAATCTCCGGCAACGATGGAAGCTATCAGAAAAGGGGAAGAAGATATTAAGAATGGAAATTGCGTTTCTCAACACGAGGGAGAAAGCATGTCGGACTTTTTAAACCGGATTGCATGTATAAAATAACACTTTCCGCACAAGCAAAAGAAGAATACCAATATTTTGTACGAAGCAGTAATAGGGCTATAATAAATAAAATATTGTCACTGCTTGAAGATATAGCCAAACACCCTTATACCGGAATAGGCAAACCGGAATCTCTGAAATATGATTTGTCCGGCAAATGGTCTCGGCGTATAAATTCGGAACATCGCATTATCTATTCAGTTAATGATGAAATAATCACGGTTTATGTGCTCTCTATGAGGTATCATTATAGCAAAAAATAAAGCCCCAATCTTTCAATGGGGCTTTGTTCATTTTTCCACGAACTTCTTTAATCTGTACAGCCTATCAATTGCCGGATTATAAAACGCATCCGGATAGTGTTGCTTGATGTCGTTGATATTTGCCCGAATATACAGAGATGTATCGTATATATGTTCGGATTCCGATAATATTACTTCCTTTGGCAATTGTACGGTTTCTGCCCAATTCATGATTGCTTTAACACTTTCTTCGTCATATGCGTATTTGCCTTCTTGTGCCATATAAGATTATTTTTTGGGGCAAAGATAACCTTTTCTCTTTAATCATTCATCAAACTTCCGGTTCTTAAACATTTCTGCATCGGAAACCTCTTGCAAAACTTCGCCAAAAACAGTATGAAGTTTATCTTTCTGCATAATGATTAAATTACGGTACGGTATTCGGAATACAACATCATCATATGGCAGATGCAGATTTTCCATGAACGTTGCAATCTGTCCAAGCAGGCAGGTATTACCTGCTACTTCTGTTTTGCTGTCAGATTTTGCACGTTCTTCGCTAAAATTGACAGCTTGTAAAAATTTTCAGCAGAAATTAAAGAAAAAGCGATTTCTAATCCTTCCACAATTTCATTAAATGTGCCTTTTAATAATTCATCAAAAAGGCTATCGTTTCCTTTTATAAACCAAGACAAAGCATGTGCCGCATTATCCATATCTTTTAATGAAACAAGTATATCATGCAGCGTATTACATTCGGGGAAATTTGCTAAGTAATACCCTGCGCCTGCTATCCTATGAATAGTAGGCGGTGATATGATATATGATTTGTTATTGACGACAATTGTCTTAAAGTCAGAGCCAATAATAGAGCTATTTACTATTTTCGCAGCATTCATTATTAATATATTAAACAGGGGTGCAATTTACACTACACCCCTTTGGTTTCATAGAAATTTATTTAAATGGTAGGTTTGCTCTTGACAGGCGCTTCTGCTGACATCAAGGCGGCAGCTTCCACTTTCTCCCCATCAAACAAATAGTCACTCTTCACATTATCATTAGGATTTTCCATCGCAACAGCAGTAACTCCCAAGCCAATGTTTTTTTCGGCCATTGTTCCTTTGGCGATAACCGCAGCATTTGTAAAGACTACATAATTGCCTGTTTTTGTCTGCCCTACAATCCCCTTATTCACAATTCCCGGAGTATCTGATGCCGACCAGCCCGCATCCGTATCAACCTTTTCGCCACCTTGCAAATCAATCTTATCGTCAAATGTATATTCGCCCATTGTGAATGTAATGGTTTTTGCCCCCTTTTGAGTTACATCACGATAATAAATATTACCCGAAAGTTCGTTGATGTAATCAGTGTAGGTTGGGTCATCCTCTGTGTACTGCCAAGTATCTTGGTGTGAGTTTTTAACTTGTGTGGCAGACTCAAGCCACGTCTTTAATGATGCTTTAGTTACGGCTTCAGTAAACACATCACCGTACCATATCTTTTTAATTCCGATAAATGGTTTCATAATCTTCTCAATTTATGTTTAATACTTCAAATAATAATTTTACATTAACAAAATGACAATTTAAATCTGTATCTTCCTCTATCCCATGGCTCTCAACAGAATATTGATACCATGAACCCTTATAATATCCTACGGAATCCAAAGTCTCAACAGCCAACTGCTCAAGTTCGTTAAGCCTTTTGAGATTGGCATTCTGCTTATAATCCGGGACACAGAAATTAACTTCAATAAATCCTCTGTTCCAATAGGTATCAGATGTTTGGCGCTTAGAAAGAACAACAATACGCTCCGTATCTACTTTCTTTTTAGGGAAAGACCAGCTACGATATAAAGGCAGACCAAAAACTTTGCAATCATTATATACTATGATACCGGCATCTGATGATGTAATCATATCCAAACCTCCGAATAATTAAAATAATTACAGCTCTTAGGGTTGCGTGCGATACCTTCCGCTTTCACTGTCTCTCCAAACAAACAGCGAATACTGCTACCTTCTTTTAAGCCACGACCTTCATAGACTATATGATAATGCGACATATATATATATCCATTGTCTGACTTTAATTCTTGGGTGTTATCATCGTCGCACCGGCAAACACCTATAGTTTCCCACGTATTATTTTCCGGCTTTACAATAACTTGTCCGTTAGAGTCATACTCAGGTTTTTCTTCTGCCAATACTTGTAATATGTGAGGAGAAAAATACATTACCATATATCAGATACATCTTTAATCACACTCAGACCGACAATTGCAGCAGTTTCCTCATTCAAGTCTATGCCATATTTCTTTAACAGAAGCTTAATATGGGTCTTGATTGAATCAACGCTCCAGGATGCAGAAAATCCACTTTCACCAACTGAGGTAGGATGGAGAATATTTTTCTCAATAAAACCATCAATTAATGTTCCTATTAACTTTTTATCCTCAGAAGAAGCTTCCTTGTCTGCATTAAGCCCAAAATCTAATGCAAAATCAGAAGCCCCTACATCGGACATTTCACCGATGTAGGAAAATCCATGCTTTATGTAGCCTGCAATTGTCATTATGCCTCTACTGTCAAAGAATAGATACCGTTAATCTCAGTAATGATAGGAAGTGATAATGACTGCGCCTTTGTGAACTCAACTCCATTGGAATTGTCTGTTTCACCCTTACCCCACTGAGAAATCCGAATTCTTCCATAATTGGAATAGGTTACACCAGGTTCTTGCCTCAATTCATTGTCTGCATAGGCATTTTTGATAACCCCTAACTTTCCAGCCGGGACAAATACCAAGTTCTTATCATTCCAGGGGGAATACTCACTTAATGTTCCGTTGTTTTGAATTCGGGTGATACGTCTGATGGGTTCAAAGATAGGGAAGCCATTCTGACGCATGAACTCGTTCATATTTGACATCAACAGTGGAGTAGAAGATTTATCTGTACCAAAAACAACCTGTTTCATCTTCTTATTTCTAAGAATATATGATAAGCGTTTGGGTGAGAGAAGAATTTTATCAAGTGTCACTTTCTCTTGAGAGGCGTCCAATATCATTTGAATGTCTTCAAAACAGTCCACATTGTTTTGATTATCGTCATTCCAATCCAATGTTACCGATGCTATATTCTCGGCTGGCATTTTGTGGTCTATAACACCACGGACGCCACCCTCTGGATTGTTTTTCTCATCAAATGTAAAAACTCCTTTGTTAGACAAGGCTCCCAAGAATATAACATCCAGTTTAGACTGCACAGAATTTACAACCTTCCCGACATTATTCCACATCAGATTAATGAGTTGTTGCGTTTTCTGCTCATCTGTCAACATACGAGAATCAAGTATTTGAAGGACTTTTCTGTACTCTTCAATCGGCATAGAATAACTCATCTGATGGGTCAGCACTTTTTGCTTTAATGTTTCCAAACCGTCCGTTCCCATAATAGGCTCTTTTCCCTTAGAATCCAAAGTCGCAGCAGCCACACTCAAATTGTACTGCCCAATCAACTCTTCAAAGTTCAGCCCAATCGTAGGAGTATCCCAATCCAAATATTTCTCATAGATGTTTTGGTCGAACAATCTTTTACGTAACTCCGATGCCGTGTCTATGCGAACTTGCACTTGTTTTGTAAGTTCGCCAAAAATAGAACTATAAAATAATCCTGCCATAATTTACCTCCTTATTGTCTAATATACTTGATAGACGGGTTATTTTTCATGCTATATCCCACCAGCCAATCCTTTGGCATTGGATAAGCCACATCCTTCAAAATTAATACCTCATATCCTGCGGACACTGTTTGAAAGGACATGTTTTTCGTAAATACAAAGTCTGTTTCAACAACCGCATCCGGCAAATCTTCCCCAATACCAAGTACAGCTCCCGCAACAGCTGTTTCTGCGGCCGCAGCCAATGTTAGCACATCATAATCCGCGTTACTTGAATCAATAGAATTTATTGCCTGTCCGCCTACGGTTTCAGACTCAACAGCAAAACTTCCTTTTTTAATCCGCGGTTTGGTCGTGGTACCGCCATTGATAACTTCCACCGCTTTGCAAATCTTACACTCCATTTTTGCAAAATCAAGTTTTATAGGAGTGCCTTTTTTAACAAAAGTGCCTTCCGGCAAATCTGTTGTAAGTTTGAAGTCTCCCGGAAGAACGCCGCACTCACCTCTCCAAAAAACGGGGAAATTCCCTTTGACCTTTTCTTTTTCAAATGTAATAGCCATAACTTTATTTTTTTAATTAGCGTCCGGCAATTTTTCAGCCCATTCTTTAGCCAGTTCTTTGCCCTGGTCTTTAGGTGTAGACAAGGAGAATGCCGAACTTTTATCCTCCAAGCCTTTTGCGACCTCATTCTGTCTCACTTTAGAAAGATAGTCTGTAATCGCCACCTCGTCCATATCATCGGAGATAGCAAATCCTTCTTCTATTCTCTCTTTCGAGATTTTGAGTTCTTTTGCTTTTGAAAGAATCAGATTGTTTCTTATTGTACGAGCCTGTTCTGCTTTTGCAGACTGGTTTTCAGTTATGAGCTTTTGAATTTTCTCCTCTTGCTCCTGCTTGTACCTTGTAAACCACTCTGGTTCCTCATTGGTTGGTTGCTGTTGGTCGCCCCCATCACCTTTTGCTTTCAGTTCTTCCAATTCCTTCTTGTAGGCTGTACCTTCTGTACGCAGCCTATCAAAATTACTTTGGTAAGATTTCAGCATTGATTCTTGCCCCTTTACTATAGTTGCAAGGTTATCATCGGTTATTAATCCCATAGCGTCAAGCGATGATGCTACTGATTGAAGAATCTCATCAGACAAACCCAGCTTTGAAAAATCCTGTTTAAGCTGATTGAATATTTTTTCTTTCATACTTAATTATTTTAAATTCAGGATAAAAGTAGATATTAGTAAAAGATGGGAGAAATTTATAAAGGCTCTAAAACGAACAATTGGCAAAAGGTTTGTTATTTTATAAAAAAGGGGATGTTATTCCCCTTTCTGTTTATTCACAGCTTGACGCTCATCTAATATTCGTTGTATTTCTTCCTGCCGATTATCAGTAACCGCAAGCATATTAACCGCTTGCTCAAGTGAAATAATTCCATCCTGATAAGCCTTCCCTACTGCTGCCCACTTCCCTTGAACATCCTCATTAAACGGCTCAGAAAATTCATGTTCTATATTCAATTTTTCTAATTTTTCTCTAAGTTGGATATGGGTAACATTTTTCATAATGGCAAGAATAAGATTTTTTTCTCTATCAACCAATATATCATATATTTCCTTTAAATTATCCCTCTTAATGAAGCCCAATATCATAGCCCGTTTCAATGCCTCTCCGGATAAAGTGCCAAGCCCTTTCATGTTTTCAAAAGAAAAATCAGGAGTAAACGAATCGAAAAGAATCGAAGAATTCAAATCCGCTTTTTCACTCTCTTTCATGGAAGAATATTCTGGTGGAGTCATATAATCAATCAGGCTATTATCTTTATTTGTCAGTTGTATAACCTGACCTACAGTATCAGGATCAGCCAAAGATTCAATAACATCTGTAGTAGCCTTTATCTTAGGGTCTGCAAAATAATTATTGGTATCAGCTGCTTTAGAATCAATCATTTCCTCCCGGTCGCATCTTCTTTCAGTGCCTGCCCAGGCTTTATCTTGGCGATAATAAATCACATTGATTTTCCCGGTAGGGTTTTCAACTGGAGTTACATTCCATCCGATATTAGCCCGCTTACATCGAAATATAAAATTTGGAGTTTGTATATCAAAATGTTCTATTGTCCTATCTCCCTCTTTCAAGAAGTAACCATAACCAAAAGCTATCATGTTTTCATATTGGTCAAACAAAGGTCTCAGGGTATATCCTTTTGATTTGGATATAACGAGCACCTTTACGGCGGGCTTTCCACCATCATTATAAATATGATACACTTTAGCACTTTCGGTTTCAGCCCCCGCCAATCTTTTAGCTTGCCGCATGGTAGTATTAAACCTTGTATCTTTTAAAAACTGCATATAAGCATCAAAAGCTTCATCCTTGCCCTCTATGTCCAAAGAAGGCTTCCATGATATAGGATTTCCCAACAAGAAGAACAACTCCACCTCATTTATGTACACTTGTCTGCGCCGGGGAAGTTTTTCAACTTTATAGGGCTGCCTGTTCTTTCTCGGCTTATCGGGACGCTTCATTACATCATGAAGTTCTGGAGTATATTCCTTTATGGCATCAGATACGTACGTATCACGATTTTGCATAACAGATTGTACACGGGAAATATCTTTATTTTGAATAAGTTTCATCAAATCTCGTTCAACCCCTACAGCGTTTAGGGCCTTGTTACGGATAACATTGAATATTGCTTCTATAAAATTCATATCATCAATTTTAGTATAGTCCTAAATCATCTTTATCATATTGCTTAGAAAGTAAAATCTTCCCCATTATCTTGCCAATTGTCCAGTAACGGGCAGCGTCAATCAAATGGTTATAAGCATCAATAGGTGCGTTTATAAACTTGCCATCCTTGTTTTGTTCATATACATAATTTTTCAGTTCCTTAATGAGATTAACAGAACGCTTAGTCACGCAAAGCCTATATTCCATCATCTTAAACAGACCGCCCATGACTGAGCCTTTGTACTTATCCGCTGGATAAATCACAATACCTGCATTAGAAATCTCTTGAATAAGTCTCGGATCTGCACTATCTGCATATACGAATAACCCTAATGGCTTCAACACATCTATTATTTCACTTGTTAACATGTGGGTTTGATAACACAATTCATCAAGATACATGCAATCGTCTACTATACCACATCTTACCACCGCTGTAGGGTCAGCGCTATATCCAAAATCCAATCCAGCCCCAACATGTTTAGCGTAAGTAGGAAATTCATCCACTATTTCAAAATCCGGGAATACAAGTCCTTCTGCCATAGCTTGCAATCCCAAACCGTACACAGTCCATAGCACTTTATTCTTATGCTGGAGAGACTCTATCTCGTCTATAATAGTTTGCTCCAAAAAAGGATTGTCCTTATAAGTAGAGATAAAATGAAAAGTCCGCGAATCTTTATTCAAATCACATAACCAATGCTCATCTGAAAAAGATGGATTATAATCTATAACTGAAAAATCAGTAGTACGCATCACCAGTTGTTGCCATTCGAGGAAGGATATTTCATTGCCTTCGTTACAATACAGAATATTACGTTTTCTTCCTCGTATCTTTTGCTCATCGTCAGTTGAGAAAAATTCACAGAACGAACCATTAGGAAACGTGTATACCATATCAGATTTATTCATGCAGCGATTATCCCACATTCGGAATTTGTCTTGCATTATCTCCTTAAAATCCCGAAATACAGACCCCTTTAACGACGGTAGCGTCTTGCGCACAACAGAAAGAGAGGTTTTAGGATGTTGGAGTATATATGCTAAAAGATATATCAATATATTATACGTTTTTGAGCTTCTTGAGCTTCCTTGTGCAGATACAACCTTGTATCCTGATTTTATCGCACTATCAACCGTAGCATATATTTTAGTCGTTTGTATCAGCATCTACAACGTCCCCCCTTTTGTCTATTATCTGAATTGTTATAGAATCATTTTTATCTTCCTTTACAATATCTTTCTGTTCAGTTGCATCCCAACCCAGCAATTTTGCCAATTTTTCTATTGCATCAATCTTATTATACAATTTCAGTTCATAACCTTTATCTGTACTCTTTACGGAAAGAATGGCTCTTTGAATGCCAATAGGCAAGGCGGATACATCCTTTACCACTATGGTAGTAAACATCTCATTAGACTTGATTTCAAGGGCGTCTACAATATTCGCCCTTGCAATATCTGCCAAAATTCCTACCGCTTCATCTTTTGTAATATCTGACCGGCGCCGCATTTCAGAACTCAACTCACTTATCCTTAGGGCAACCTTAGGGTTATTAGCTAATCTGGACGCCTCTACCCAAATCGCATTATCTGATTTCCCTTTGCATGAATAAGCACGACGATAAGCATCGGAAGCATTGCCGCTTTCGAGGTAATAATTACAAAAATTTTCTTGCTTAATTGAAAGTCTCATCCTATTATTCTTCTTTATATATTTTCAAAGATAGACCATTGTGTAAAATGAGAAAAGCAAATGTCTTGCCGATAACAAACAATCTGAAAAAGGTTTG